GATGAATCACCTGGACTTCGAAAAGTACTCGCGGCATCTGGACGGTTGCCCACGCCCACGCGGCGATCAAAGCTGCGGCTGCGGCTACTCCTCAATGCGTGCAGGGCTCGATGCGCACCTTGATGAATGCATGGGCTATCACGACAACGCGGCAATCGACAAAGCCCGCGACGCACTCCTCGCCCCCACTGAAACACCAGAGGCCGGGAAATGAGCGGCGAACAGCAATTGAGCATCGAGTTTGATGCCAAGCCTCGCGCCCGCCGCTCTGACCCCGTCACCAGCCATGCCGCAGCCTTGAAGGCTGTCCGCTTCTCAGTGGGCCACAAAGCCCGCATCCTGGCCGCGCTCAAGCAGCACGGTCCACGGTCCGCCCATGAGCTTTCCCTGTTGATCGGCTTGACGGTGGTTCAGATCGACCGCCGCTTGTGCGAAATGAAGCCGGCTGTGCGGGTGGTGACTCTCGATGATGGCGCCGACTTGGTCCGCAATGCCTGCCGCGTCTGGGAGGCTGTATGACCCAGCTTGTCCGCTACGAACAAGCCCGCAATGCTTTGGCCGAGTGCCAGCGTGTTGACGAGGTGAAAGACATCCGCGACAAGGCCGAGGCCATGGCCGCCTATGCCCGTCAGGCCAAGGACACCGAGTTAGTTCAGTGGGCTACTGAAATCAAAGTTCGCGCAGAGCGCAAGGCTGGCGAACTGCTGGCTCACGCGGCCGCAACGGGTGAGCGCGCCCCCCAAGGCCGAGTCTCCCCGCAGGAACCTAAACCTACCACGCTGGTGGATTTAGGAATCACCTCGAATCAGTCGTCCCGTTGGCAGTCTCTGGCCGGGATGTCGGAAGAGCATTTCGAGACGGCTGTTGCGACCGCGAAAGAGACGGCCGGACAGGTGACTACGGCATTCATGTTGCGAGAAGCCAAAGGGCGGCCTATCAGCAGGCCGCAGACAGGGGCCAAAGCCGAGGCCATGCGCGAGGAGCTAAAGGCCGCTAAAGAGCGCGGCGTCTCCATGCTCGAAACATACGGGCGACTGACGCTTGGCGTCATTCGTCTACAAGATTCCTTCACCGAGCAGGAGCGGTCGCTACTTGCCGAGCTGATGGATGTAATAGCCGCAGTGACGGCAGAAAGTGCGAAACCGTGAAAACAGAACTTATGTTGGTAACGCCGAAAATGGCGCGCGAGTGGCTGAAACAGAACGTGAACAACCGCCCACTGCGGACGGGAGTTGTTGCGGGTTTCAAATCGGCTTATGACCGTGGAGAGTGGAAAGTCACGCATCAAGGCATTGCGTTTGGCGAATCTGGAAAGCTTCTCGATGGGCAGCACAGGCTCACCTTTATCGCAGAACTTCCAGAGGCCACTTCAGTGGCAGTCAATGTGACTACAGGCCAAAACGATGACACGTTTGACGCCATCGACCAGGGCTTCAAGCGAACCATTTCCGATATTCACAGCGTGTCGGCTGATCTGGTGGCTGTTGGCCGTTTCTTCGGGCGCATCATGGACTCTGCTGGATACAAAAATGCACTGACGCCCCAGTACATCAAGCCCTTCATCGACTGGGTCGCCCCAGAGTATGAAATGCTGTTGTCGTTCAGTCCAAAGTACACGCGGATGTGGGCCACCGCGCCCGTTCGTAGTGCGGCGATCTACAACCTGAAGACCGGCAAGGATAAGAACTTCGTTCGTTTGGCATACGACTCGCTTGTTCACCTGAACGTATCTGCGATGCCTCCAGCTGTGCGCGTGCTGGCTCAGCAACACATGAGCGGCCGCATTGTGTCGGCCAGAAGTTTTGATCTCTTCTGCCGTGCCCAAAAGGCATTTGACCCAGCTAACGCCGACCTCACCCGCATTGTTATTAAGGACACGGCACACCAAGTGGCCGAAACTCGCGCCTTTGTCCTGGAGCAGATGAAAAAATGCCCCGACGAAGCAGGGCGAAAGGTTGCGAAACCGTCCAAGGATTTTACCCTGAAGCGGGCCGCCTGACCAATGCCCAATCGAATCCTCCGCGACGGAATTCTCACTAGCCCACGGGTTGCAAAACTCGTATGGGGCGAAGAGGTGTTCTATCGCCGCCTTCACAGCGTCGTGGACGATTTTGGGCGTTATTACGCCGACCTGGGCCTGCTTCGCGCTGCATGCTATCCAAGACAACTGAACAAAGTATCCGACTCGGACATAGAGAAGTGGCTCACCGCATGCGTGACAGCGGCTCTTGTAAGGGTGTACCCGGCATTGGACGGGGAGCGGTACTTGGTTGTCGAGGATTTCAAGCAGCAAGTGCGGGCGACAAAAAGCAAGTTCCCGCAACCGCCTGACAAATGCGCAGCAGATGCTACGCAACCGCCAGCAAATGAACACTTAGGCGTATCCGTATCCGTATCCGAAGACGTATCCGAAGACGGAGGCGGGAAGCGCGGAACGCGTCTCCCCCCGAATTGGGGCCTAAGTCCGGAAGACCGGGATTACTGCCTGAAGACCCGCCCGGAACTTAACCCGGATGTGGTTTTGCTGAATTTCCGCGATCACTGGATTGCAAAGCCCGGCAAGGATGGGTTAAAGCTCAATTGGTCGGCGACTTGGCAAACATGGGTTCGCAAGGAATTTGCGCCGCGTGTGGACAAAAACGCTATCCCGGCTGTGAGTGGCGTGTGGCACGAATCCGCAGCCGGCGTTAAAGCCAAAGCCGCAGAGCTTGACCTTGACCCACACGATGAAGTCATGGAGCCGTTCCCGATGTTCAAAGCCCGAGTCATGAAGGCTGCGGAGGTGCACGCATGAGCTACCACGACGCCGTAAACATCCTCGACATGCGCAGAGCCGGCGCCGACATGCCACAAGCCGTGGTGGACAAGGCCCTTGAGCTCACTGGCGACAAAGAGCCTGAATTCCGGGTAGCTGACGCGATGCTTGGGCTTGTGCTGGAGGCGAGATGATAGCAACACGTTCCCCAAAGCACAGGATCTGCAAGGTCTGCAAGTCTGAATTCCTCAAGAACCGCATGGGGCAGAAAGTTTGCGGCCCAATGTGCGCCCTGACTTTCGCCAGGTCAGTGCGTGCCAAGGATGAAAAGCGGGAGGCTATCAGGGATCGCAGGGAGACCAAGGCGAAGCTGGACGCGATCCGCACCAAGCCGCAATTGGTTGCTCTGGCGCAGAGGGCCTTTAACTCATTCGTGCGCGCTCGGGATGCCGGCAAAACCTGCATAAGTTGCCCAACCCAGTTGCCCAGCACTGGGGTAGGCGGAGCCTTTGACTGCGGGCATTACCGCTCTGTCGGTTCCGCGGTTCACATGCGATTCGTGGAAGACAACGCCCACGGCCAATGCAAGCACTGCAATCGACACCTTGCCGGCAATCACGTTGCCTACCGTGCCGGGCTGATTGAACGCATCGGCGCCCGTTCTGTCGAACTGCTGGAATCGGACCAGACCCTGCGCAAGTACAGCAAAGAGGGGTTGATTGAGATTGGCCGCCATTACCGGGAACAGGAACGAAAGCTGAGGGCGGTATGAGCGAGAAATTGACTTTGCCAATGTGGAACGAAGTCCAGGGCCACCAGGTAGCACAAACCATCTGGAAGCACGCCAAGGCCCACTTGCACGCAGGCCGGCGCATGGTGCTTGAGCTGCGCGAGGAAAAGCGCTCAGACGCCCAGAATCGCCGCCTGTGGGCCATGTTGACCGAGATTAGCCAACAGGTCGATTGGTACGGCAAGAAGCTCACGCCTGAGGACTGGAAGCACGTATTCAGCTCAAGCCTGCGCAAGCTGGAAGTGGTGCCGAACCTTGATGGAACTGGGTTTGTTGCGCTGGGCACTTCGACAAGCCAGATGACGAAAGCCGAGATGTCGGACATGCAGACCCTGATGGAGGCTTTCGGGGCCGAGCGGTGCGTGAGGTTTTCGGCTCAGGAATAGTTTTAAGCCGAGCGGCCCCGGCATGTGGGCGCACAACTGGAGAAATGAAGATGAATTACAACGAGCTTCAAAGCTGGGATGAAGTTGCCAGCCGTCAGGCACTTGGGAATGCCGATTCTCAACGCGCCAAGATGGCCCAAGAGCGCGGCGCGGGTGAGCAGGCCGTCCAGCAATCCGAGGTGCAGCGGCAAACCACCAAGCCGCTCGAAACCGCCGAAATGCTGGACGCCATCGCCGCAAAGCTGATCGCCCGCATCGAAGGGGTGACGCGCTCCGAACCACCGAGCGACACGAAGGCGGCTGAGGGCTCGCTCGCAGCCTGCCCGGCAACAAGCCTAGGCCGCACCCTGGACAGCATCAACACCCGCATCCGCGCCACGATGTTCTCCCTGCAATCCACCATCCAGCGCATAGAGCTGTAGACCACCCCAGGCGGCCAGGAATAACTAAAAAGGACGGGAAATGATGAATAACGACATTGATCACTTGCTCAACGATCTCTTGGTTAGCCATCACGAGTGGTCGCATGGGCGCCAGCGTTTCGGCAAAGGCTACTACGGGACAAACGCCGCGTGCAAGCAGGCTAGGACATCTCGACAGTATGACGATGTCAATGGTGCGCTGGATGCCAACATCGATGAGATCCGCATGAAAGCCTTCGATGAGGCCTTTTATCGCGTCCCGCAGCCTTATTTCACCGCCCTGGAGTTCGAAGAAAAGAACCTGGCCAGCGAAATCTATGTGTGGAGGTCGCCGCGCCTGCCGCAGTCTGAGGAGGAGTTGGAGGTTTTGACGTTGGAAGCCCGCAACATTTTGTTGAAAGAGCTTGCAAAAGATGGCGTGCTGTTCTAATATCGGCGCACCGGGCCGAAACACGCCCGGACAAAACGCATGCGGATGGGACTCGGGAAGTTTGAAGCGCCCGAGAGTCTGGCGAGAAAGTTAGCCTTACCGTCAGCAGCCGTTTTGGTGGATTGGCAGAGTGGTAATGCAACGACTGCAAAGTCGGGTAGTCGAAAGGCTGCGTAGGTTCGATCCCTACATCTTCTCCCAGACACAAGCCGCCCCTTGGCAACATCGGGCGGCTTTTTCGTTTTCGCTGGTGATAGTAGAAAGCGCAGGCTTAACAGCCGTCTAGCAGGGTTCGACACCGTGCCACCAGCACCCCAAGCCGGGTCACGTCCTCGCCGTAACACATGCGCCACGCTCACGAAGCACAGGCTGCTACTCGATTGCGGACGCTGACCCCGCCCTTTAACTAGGAGCCTCAAATGTTTGATGACCTGATCGCTGCCGCAGTCGAAGTGCTGTTTGGATACTTTGATGACGACCAGGGCGAGGGTATGGGCATCGAGGGTGATGGGCTTGGCGTCAACGGTGGCGGCTCCAGCTGCATCGACCTCGACCCGCTCTACATGTAACTTTCTTCTCCATGGTGTGCACACGTTGCACTTCGCCCCGCGCTGGTCCATCGGCCCGGGGCTTTTTTCATTTAAGGCGCCTATGAACTACGCCCAAACCCTGGCGGCAGCACTGAGCAGCAAATCCCCGCCACAAATGGGCGGTGGTGCTGGACAAGCCCAGCAAGCACTTTCAGGCCGTGCATATCAACTCCACGTCCAGCAAGCACAGGCCGAGGGCCGTCAACCCATGACGCCGGAGCAGTTCGCAGGACAGAAATAGTTAGTAATCATTCACATAGCGAGGCGGTATGACTACTCAAACCACCAAGCCGAAAAATACGACGAAATTCGGCAAAGGAAACCCGGGAAAGCCAAAGGGGGCGGTGAACAAGGTAACCAAGGAATTGAAGGAGATGATCCTCCACGCCTTGGATGACGCCGGGGGCATCGAGTACCTGAAACGCAAGGCTGAGAGCCACCCGGCCGCATTCATTGCCCTGATTGGGAAGACATTACCCCTGACCATTGGGGGCGCTGGTGCCGATGGCGCCTTGGTCCACCGCGTTGAGGTGGTGATAGTTGACCCTCAGGCTTGAGGTTCCCCGTAAGCTAAAGCCGCTTCTGCCGGCTAGGCGCTACAAGGGGGCCTATGGTGGGCGAGGTGGGGCGAAGTCGCATTTCTTTGCTGAGCAACTGGTTCTTCGTTGCTACACATCCTGCACCCGTGGGGTATGTATCCGCGAGGTGCAAAACTCGATCAAGGATTCGGTCAAGCAGCTGCTGATCGACAAGATAGCCAAGTTTGGCTTTAACGCCTCGTTTGCGGTGCTGGACACTGAGATACGCGGCCCCAACGGCTCAATCATCATCTTTCGGGGGATGCAGAGCTACAACGCGGACAATATCAAGTCCCTTGAGGGTTATGACGTGGCGTGGGTGGAGGAGGCGCAGACCTTCTCACAAACATCATTGGATCTGCTCAGACCGACGCTGAGGCGAGAGGGCTCTGAGCTGTGGTTTAGCTGGAATCCGCGGTACAAGACCGACCCGGTAGACAAGTTCTTCCGCAAGAACCCGCCAGAAGATGCGGTTTCGGTGATGGTCAATTGGCGGGATAACCCATGGTTCCCCAACGTGCTGCGCAAGGAGATGGGGCACGATTTCAGGATTGACCCTGATAAGGCCGAACACATCTGGAACGGCGGGTACGGCTCATCGCAAGGGGCGATCCTGGCGCGCTGGGTTAGTGCAGCGGAGCGAGAAGGCCGGATTAACAACGATGTGGTGTATGACCCCAAGGGTTCGCCCATCGAGGTATCCAGCGACTTGGGATTCAGGGACACCGCCTCGTGGTGGTACTGGCAGCGCGCAGTCGGTGGGTATCGCCTGCTGAAATACGACGGGGACACTGGGCTGGATGCTGACGACTGGATACCACGCATTCAGAAAAACCTTGAAGGCCTCGGCCGGCTGGGGAAGATTTGGCTACCGACCGACGCCAAGGCGCGAACATTCCAGAGCAAGCACACCAGCATAGACAAGTTTTTGAAGTCGTTCGGCGCCGGGGTGGTGGACATTGTTCCCCAGTCCAAGAAGCTGGACCAGATCAGTGCGGCCCGCGAGGTCATACAAAAGTGTGAGTTTCACAAGGACTTGTGCGAGGACGGCTTAGACGGCCTTCGGGCGTGGGAATACGAGTGGAGCGATGAGAACAGCGTCTTTTCCAAGGAGCCGCTGCACAACTGGGCCTCGCACCCATCAGATGGGTATGCATACGGCTGTCAGGTGATGACGCTGTACCACGCACCACCCAAAGACGGCCCGCAAGAGATACGCGGCATCACGGTAGGCAATAACACCGTGACCATGGACGAGATGTGGGCAACAGCCCCGAAACAATCAGGAAGGATTTGACATGACCACATCTGTTGAGTGCGGCTCGCCGATCAATTTGTCGGCCTCGGGTGCGATTTCGCTGATTCCGGGCACGCTGCTGGGCTTTTACGTCAACTCGACCACGGCCGGCACGATTGTGCTGAGGGATGGCGGCTCTGGCGGCACGGTGTTGTGCGGCACGATCACGCCGCTGATCGGCTTTCATCGCTTCCCCGCGGCATGTGCGGCTGGATGCTACGCCACGATTGGCGGCACGCTTAACGTCACGTTCTTCTATCAGTAATGGCAGAACAAGCAGAACAGGCCGGGGCGGATGTCCAGGTCTGGCTTAGTCACGTCTCCGCATATGAGCGGGAGTTCAAGAAGTGGGAAGGGCGCAACCAGAAAATCCTTGAGCGCTACCGTGATGAGAAGCGCAAGACGGCCGACACGCTGGCCAAGTTCAACATCCTGTGGTCCAACGTCCAGACGCTGGTTCCCGCTACGTTCGCAAGGCTCCCCCAGCCCGACGTATCGCGCAGGTTCAAGGACAACGACCCGGTAGGGCGGGTGGCATCGCTCATCATTGAGCGGGCGCTTGAGTTCGAGATTCAGAACTATCCGGACTATCGGCAGTCGCTCAAGGCTACGGTGTACGACCGCTTCCTGGGTGGGCGTGGTACGGCCTGGGCCAGGTATGAGCCCCACATCCGTGCAGTGGAGATGGGCGAGCCACAAGACGGCTTGAACGTCACTGAGGATGTAGACGAGCCGCAAGAGGAGCTTGACTACGAATGCGCGCCGGTTGACTACGTGCATTGGCGTGACTTCGGGCACACCGTTGCAAGAACGTGGGAGGAAGTAACGGGCGTCTGGCGCAAGGTCTACATGACCCGCGAGGCTTGTGTGGAGCGCTTCGGCGACCTTGGTGCAACCATCCCCCTCGACTCGCGTCCTGACGACTTGAAGAAGGGCGAGACGCTCACAAACGACAACTACGCCCGAGCGCTGATCTACGAGATTTGGGACAAAGAGACGAAAACGGCCATGTGGCTGTCCAAGTCGCTGGGCAAGTTTGTTGACGAGAAGCCCGACCCGCTGGGTGTTGAGGGGTTCTTCCCGTGCCCCCGCCCACTGTACGCAACGCTGACAAACGATTCGTTGGTTCCTGTACCGGACTTCACGCTGTATCAGGATCAGGCCAACGAGCTGGACACGCTGGCAGAGCGCATTTCAGGGCTGATCAACGCGCTCAAGGTGCGCGGGGTCTATAACTCCGAGTTCACCGAGCTGCAGCGGCTGTTTACCGAGGGCGAAAACAACACCCTCATCCCGATCAAGAATTTTGCCGCCTTCGCTGAAAAGCAAGGCCTCAAGGGTGCGATTGACCTGGTGGACCTGACGCCCATCGCCGCGGCTTTGCTGGCTGCATACCAGGCCATGGAGCAGGTCAAGCAGCAGATTTACGACATCACCGGCCTTGCCGACATTGTCCGGGGCCAGACAGACGCCAGCGAGACGGCTACAGCGCAGCAGATCAAGGGGCAATACGCCTCCATGCGCTTGAACAGCATGAAGCACGATGTGGCCCAGTTCGCCACCGAGGTGCTGCAACTCAAAGCGCAGATCATGTGCGGCAAGTTCGACCCGGACACGTTGCTCAAGATCAGCGCAGCCGACCAGCTGAGCGATGTGGACAAGCAGATGGTTCCCCAAGCGCTGGAAATGCTCAAGAGCAACCCGATGCGCTCCTTCCGCATCGAGATTGCGGCCGATTCGCTTGTCCAGATGGATGAGCAGCAGGAGAAAAAGGACCGCATGGAGATGCTGGAAGCGGTCGGCGGCTACCTGCAAAAGGCGCTGCCGGTCATCCAAGGCGCTCCAGAGGTTGCCCCCATGCTCATCGAGCTTATGAAGTTCGGCGTAACGGCCTTCAAGGTCGGAAAGGGCGTTGAGGGAATGATTGACGAGACGATGGACAAGGTCAAGGCCGGGATCGAGGCCAAGGCTGGACAGCCACCGCCGCCAGATCCTGAAATGATGAAGGTGCAGGCGCAACAACAAGCAGATGCAGCGAAGTTGCAGGCCGACCAGCAGGCGGAGATGGCCCGCCAGCAGGCCGACATGGCAATCGAGCGCGCCAAGATGCAGTTCGAGCAGCAACGCCTTGAAATGGAGCGCGTTGCCCAAGAGCGGCAGGCCCAAGTTGATATGCAAATGGAGCAGATGCGCATGGCGTTGGAACAGTTCAAGGCCATCAAGCAGGCTGAAACCGCTATCACTGTGGCCGAGATTGGCGCCGAAGCCACCCTGACCGCGCAGCAGGAAAGCGCCGCAGATGACGCGGCCAAAGACTGATGGTTGGCATCTTTGACCCCAGGGGGCGGCTTATTCCCGAAACCGTGTGCATGAGGC